AAGCTTTCCCATAAGGTCATAACCCTTGATTTTTGTGGTCTTCTTCTCAAAATCAGCGGTGGATTCTTCCACATAAAATAGCCCAAGGTTAGCCTCTTCCCAAGTATTATTTACGGCGTCAATAAGAGTTTTAGCTACCACACTAAAAGTATGGTCGACTAGATTATAATCAGTACCAAATAGCTCAATATTAATTACAGAAGTAGCTGTGCCGAATAGGTGGCCAGAGGAATCAATAGTAATTTTAATTAGTTTGTCTTGACCTGTAATTACGGTGTTATCATCTAACACTAGCGAAGCAGTGACCATTTTCACTGGTTCTTTCATAGCCTGCTTGAATTTATCGGTTACATTTATCATGTTAAATCCTTTCCATAGGAATTAAATTCACCGTAAACGGTTTATAAAGCCCCCTCTGGCGTTCTAAGAGCTCCACTGAGTAATCTGAGGCGTAATATGCGCCGCTTCTTGTAGTTCCAGACCTTGGGTCATAATACTCGACATTGAAAAAACCTTGGTCTAACAGCCCACAGAGTTCAGCAACGCGCTCTTTGGTTAAAACCCCACCAATTTCTAGTTCTAGCTTTGGAAACACACCAATAAAGGTCGCAGAGAGACCACCATTGAGGTTTCGGCCAGCGTCTGAATATAACTTGGCGCGGGTGACCTTGTAGGTTTTAAGCCCTACCACTGATTTTCCGTTAATTTTTAATAAATCGCCTGAAATTATCATTTTTTCTCCAAATAAAAACGACCATGGGGAATCCCAGCACGGTCGTAGATAGTTCTATTATATCAGATTTAGAACCTGAGAATCTATTTATATTATTTTACTATTTTGATATTGACAATGATATCATTTCTGATATCATAGAAGTAAGCAGGAAAACCTCTGCTAGTAGACTTAAAAAGCCGGCCACTTAGAAAATATGAACTATAAATCAAAATTTAAGGTAGTAGAATTCATCATTCATTCTGAAAAATCTAACGAATGGGAATCTATTTCAAACCTAATCGGTAACTATTTTCCTTATGAAATCTCGGAAAAAACAGAGAACTATTTACGAGTTCATGTCTTAATATACGGGAGCGAGGATGTCAAAATAATACAAACACTTGCTAAACAAATTTACGGAAAAATAATGCCGTTCGGTCACGTGAGAACGGTCATTATAGAATATTAAAACGTGAATCTATTAGTTTAATTTTCCTGCTTGATGGTCGGCAAAATCTACAATAGGTGAACTAACAATAAAAAGAGAGAGAAGGAACAATATGAAGCCTGTCGCTTTGAGAATTATGCACCCAGAATTGTATAAAAGGGTCGAAGCACTATCCAAGGAGCAAAATCTATCAATCAACATGACAATTAATATGTTGCTTGGTTTTGCTTTTAATGAAATAGATAGGCAAGGAAAGAAATTCAAACAAACAGTTGTTTTTGAATCCGAATAGTGATAATATTAAACTAAATTTTGTTTTATACACATATTTTCTATTAAATAGGTGCAGAACTGCACCTATTTTTATTTTCAAGTGTTTATCTCATAAAAAACTAGCATTCTTATTGATGCCACTTTAGCAATAAAAAAGTCCTGTACCAGTATGTGGAGTAGGCGCGTTTTAACTGGCTCGTAAACCAGGTGGTTGTTTAGACCTACGCCACATATTGACACGGGACAAAGTTGAATTGTTAAAACGTCTTATCATCGCCAACCACGGCGAATCGTACCTCCAAGAAGTATTAACTCCTCAGCAGTTTTATTATAGCACATTTTACACAAGTAAATACTTTTCCACAGCATTTTTCAAAGATTACAAAAAACCACTACCTCTATGGCTTATATCATTGATTATTTTTATGCTTATTGCATAACATCTATGGAAAAAATATTAGGTTTATGCTTGCAAACCACAGTGTTTGTTGTATATTTGAAGTAATAAACTTTAATCTTTAGGAGAGATTTTCGCATGGCGGAAGAAAAAGAATCAAATAAAAAACCAGTCTATAAGAAGTGGTGGTTCTGGGTTATCGTAGTATTTGTGTTGATTGCTATTGGTAATCAAAATAAAGATAATAGCACTTCTACCCCAATGCACAGCTCCAAGCAGGTCACTGTTATCGACTTCAAAGACATGAAATATAACGATATCGCGACATGGTGCGAACAGAACAAGGTTAATTGTGTTGAAGTTAAAGAATATTCAGACACCGTGGCCGCAGGTGGTTTTATCAAGCAATCAGTAACCGCCAATGAATCAACAAATGAAGGCAGCACAATTAATGTAATTTATTCTAAGGGAGTGGCTCCTACTGTTAGTCAACAGAATGCTATTAAAAAAGCTGAAAGCTACTTGTCTTTCACTGCATTTTCTAGAGATGGACTCATCCATCAATTGAAATATGAAAAATTCCCGGAAGCTGATGCAGTTTATGCAGTTGATCACATCTCTGTCGACTGGAATGAGCAAGCAGCAAAAAAGGCGAAAAATTATCTCGACACAACTTCCTTTAGTCGTGACGGTTTAATTAAACAATTGAAATATGAGAAGTTCACGCAAGAGCAAGCCGAGTATGGCGTAAATAAAGTTGGATTATAATATAAATTATTTTAGTTACGGGCGCCCTAAATATCTAGGACGCTCGCATTTTTTTAGGAACGACTGCACGTTCATACGATCTACCATGCCATTAAAATAATTTTCACCGCCAACTACAAGAAGTAGTTGATTAAATATCAAAAACTCCCATGTTTCTTAAGAATGTCTGAGCATTGGCACGATTAACTACACCCTCAAAGACTTTTTCACCATCAATATTTAAGATGAATGGAGCAGACTTCATGTCGTCGATATAATCTCCTAAGATTGAATTTTTATGGTCAATTTTTATATCAAAATCCGGATTTACTGCAGGGCTAAAATCAAGCTTGCTATCAATTTCTTTACTCAGCTCACTAGCTGATTTTACCATGTCGCCAAGATTAGACTCAAAACCAATGTTCATACCTTGGCTCATGTAGTCACCAATACCCATGAACAGTTTTGATGGGGAGTGAATGCCGAGGAACTTTTTAACGCCATCCACAGCACCAGAAAACATATTCTTCATACTATTAGCTATATTACCAATACCAGCTTTGAGACCGTTCCAGATATTCCGACCAATATCACTGAATGCTTGAAACGCTCCACTGAACGCATTTACGATATCGTTCCAGCGTTCTCCAGCCCAGTTTGCAACGCCACTAAACGCGGAAGTTAATCCGTTCCAAGCTTCACTCGCTTTAGTTTTAGCGTGATTGGCAAATTTGCCAAATTCAACCCCAGCATTTTTCGCGAGATTAGAAATATCTTCTCCAACTTTACTTAAACTCACCCCCATTGGTCCAAAGAAACCCTGGTCGACACCAGTCATACTATCATTGTAAGTTTTTGTAATCTCTTTTGACTTCTTTTTAGTCTCGCCTTCTAGTCTGCCGATATCGTCGACATTGGCTTTAACCATATTCCCATTCTCGTCTTTGTACTCCAAAGTCCCATTTTTGAGTGCATTAATAGCCTCTTCAGTATTTCTGTATTTTCCAGAAATAACCGCCTGTGCAACAGCATTCGCATACAGTGCAGATAATTCTTCATCCTTAGCCGCCTTGTGTGTCTCTGCGGCCTTAGCAGAATCATTAGTGGCCTTAGTTAAATTGTCTTGAGACAACTTAACTTGTTCATTGGCAGAATCTAATTTTAGTCCAGCCTCATAAACAGCTTGCTGTGCTGCGGTCATATTCTGATATGATAACACCCCATTATCTACTTGAGACTTTAACGATTCGTAGGTTACACCTCTATCGCGCTCAATTTGTAATAATTCCGCCTGGGCCTGTTTTTGGTCTTTAATGGCTTGAATTTGCTGCAGTCCAGCATCCGCAGCGGCTTTTCTGGCATTATTAAGGCTCTCTTCGGCATTTTTAACCTTTTCGGTCGCATCAGAAAGTTGTGAATTGGCAGTCTTAAGTGCTTTAGCTGCGGATTCAGCTTTTCTGGTCGCACTATCTGTTTGTTCGAGAGCAGATTTAACACTACCAAAAATAAACGCAACACCAGCAATAATCCCAGCCCCAGCTAAGATTAGAGGATGTGCCATGATTGCGGTAAATGCACCTAAAACAGCTGTCTTAGTTCCAACAGCTGCTGCAATTGCGGCAGCCTTAAATCCTGCAAAACCACCTCCTGCTAGCACGAAGGCTGTTTTTAGTGCGCCTAATTTTGCAGACATAGCAACCATAGCCTCAGGAGACGATAACATTACAGAGCGAAGGGTACGTACACCAGCACTAAGGTCATCAATCGCATTTTTAGCTTTAATTGCGACCGTAAGGCCGCTGATTGCAACAGAGACACCAATGATAAATTCAGCAAGACCTTTATTATCGGCAATGTACCTCAATGAGTCACCAAGAGCATTTAATATTAAGACGATACCACCACCAGTGAAGTTAGCAATAGGGATTAAAAATACATCCATAAAAGGCTTCAAATAAGCGTTCCAGATCGTAGAGATTGCTCTGCCTAAAAATCTAATCGCCCCTCCAAGCGCATTTAGAAAGGCTGGGAGTAATTCATTGCCGGCCCAAGTAATCAAAGGTTTGATTCTTTCCCAAACATCAGTAAAGATTTGTTTTGCAGGCTTAATAAATTTACTAATATCATCGCCAAATCTCTTGAACGCCTCTCCAATTTTGTCGAAATTGAAAATTTTGAGACTATCTCTTAGTTTCTCAAAAATCTCATTGACCTTATCAACCCCCTTACCAATTCCGGAATCATCGAATCCAATGCCGGAAACATCATAGCTTGGCGCGCCGCCACCCCCTCCTGAGCCACCAGAGCCTCCAGAACCGCCCGTGTCTTGCTTAGATAGCACATTCATCTCATCGAAACCTGCAAGCTGTTTCTGAAGCTTTTTGGCAGCCTTGGCGGTGTTTCCAATATCTTTAGTCGAACCTTGTGCAGCTTTGCCTACATTTGCCATTGAATTGGCCGCTTGTCCACCAGAAGAAGCTACATTCTTCGCCCCAATAGAACCCATGCCAAATAATGAACGAATCGCATTCACAGCAGTTAAAACTAGCTTAATAAAGGCCGCTACGTAGTTTGAAGCGGTCAAAATAATATCTTTTACTACATTAAAAAATCCGGCAATATTGGATTGCCCAATAGCGTCCATACAGGCCGCAATACCACGCACAATGGCGTTTTTCATATTAATAAATGAGGTAGCAATACCGTTTGTAGCGCCTGCTGCTTGCTGCTCAAATGAACCTAAGCCATTAATACCCTCAGTATTTAACCTTACGGCAGCACGCATGAAATCGTCCATGGAAGCCTTGCCACTCTGAAGAGCGTCATAGAGCTGAGATGAGTCCATATAACCCATAGCATTAGCAATCTGCTTGAGCTGGGCCGGCATAGCCTGCATAAGGGTCTTCCAGTCTTGCATTTCTGGTTTACCCTTGGCATAGGCTTGCTGTAATTGCTCCATAGCAGAAGCTTGTAGCTGAGCGTTTGCACCGCCTGCTAGAATAGCGTTATTAAGCGCCAAGTAGATAGCAGTGGAAGCCCTCAGATTGCCGTTAGTGGCAGTAAATCTCTGGACTGATGTAGTAGCTTCATCAAGAGTGGTAGGAATACCCTCAAGCTTCTTGGAGAGATAATCAATAGCAGGTTGTGAATCCTTAGCCCCCACCCCGAGATTTTGCATGACACGAGGGAAGTTTTTGAGCGTATCAAGGCGTTTTACGGCATCACCCGTACCTGCAGCGATTGCTGCCATGGCTTTTTGGGTAATAGCAGAAACAACCCCCATAACGGCACCAGTAGCAGCCGCTTTCATACCCATATTCTTAAATCCAGCAGTAACCCCACCAGAAGCCTGTGTGGCGGCTTTTGAAATCGCGCTGAGCTTTCTATTCACTCGATCGATTTCTTGCTGGAATTGCTCGGTTTGAGCCTTGATTAAGACATTGAGTTCATCTACTGTCTGTGCCATTATTTTTTCTCCTGTTCAATCTGCGCCTTGATATACGCCTCGAGGTCTTCTGACCTTGTAAACGCCCTATTTGACTCTTCTTTCGCCATAAATGGGTCTTTCGGGTAACGTTTGGCATGAAATGCATATCTCACGTAATTCCCTAGGGCGTGGTTCATTTTGTCCTGCTCTGCGATTTTGTCTTTATAACCAGCTAGACAATTCTGAAATTGTCCGATAGTTAATTCCCAGAACTCCGCAGGGTGAAGACCTATCTGAAAAGCTAGGCGTTCTCTGTCTCGCCAGAGTTCTCTAAAGCTGTCATAGCTTCGTCCATGGCTTTCGCCATCTCCGCCCTGATTGTCTTCGAAGTCACTGCCTTTCCTAAAAAACCCGCGTCTGCGATTCCAGACATAACTTCAACCATAGCCTTATCGACTCCCTGCTTAAATAGTTCGTCAAATTCGTCTTGTGTACCACCGCCAGCGGTAAATAAGAAGAGTAATGCAGAAACGGAAGGGGTAGAATTAAGTGTAGAGATGGCATCGAAAAAACTTTCACCCATCTCTTTTTCGGCCTTAGCGATATTAGAAGCTTTGTAATTAAGTTGAACCATGATTTTATAACCTCGATTAAATAATTTCTGATGTGGGATTTACCCCTCCCACTAGGGTTTTAATTAAGCGACCTTGCTAAATACTGGCTTGCCAGTTAGACGGAGGGTGAGCTTATAGCCGTCAATACCGTCAGTAGTCTTTTCGCCGTAGGTAAAGCTCTTCACAAAGGCTTTGTAAGCGATTTTGAGCTTAGCTGGGGTTAAGATTTCCCAGTCACGCACCATACCGCTATCGAACAATGCACGGAGCTTAATAACTTGTGATTCGTCTTTGATAAGTGCTTCGATGTCTTGTGAGCCCCAGTCGGCAGCACCAGAGAGGAATTCTTTTCCGTCCACACTATCGAGTGTGGTTACATCGATTTCTTCTTTTTCACCGGTAATTTCACCGATAGATTTCAACGCCTCAAGAACTAGGTTAGTTGGTTCTGCACCTGCTTTTATGAGGGTGAGGGTGGTTCCCATAGTCTGTGATTTAGCCATGGTTTTTTCTCCTATTTGAATTTCACTGCACGAAAACGGCAGTTAGTGTGGAATAATGCACCTTCTGGACTTGGTACATCAATCACGTAGGTTAGTCGATAATTAATCGTTCTCATCTTAGCCTCGACTTCACTAAGAATGCGGGAGAGGTCAGTACTTTTATTAGCGAAAATATCAATTACAATCTCAATATCTTGCTTAGCAATTTCATTACTCAGAGTGTATTCGGGGGAATTCTCGCCAACATAAAAGGTAATTGCTGGAACTTTCGTAAAAATTGCTTGAGTCCCCTGTTGACAGGAATAACCCAAACTTTTTAATGCCTTGTAAACTTCTTCTTTCGGTTGGAACATGTTAACCCTTAATACTTTCTGAAACTGCTTGGCTAATAATTTGCTTGATATTAAGCTTAGCTTCTTTAAGACCTCGATACATCGGAGCTTTAGCTGCGAAGCCGTTAGTCTTGATAAACTTCAATCCATCGTTAGTTTCTTTCGGGTAAACCCAAGGTGTCATGCGATAGGTAAACCCTTCCGCTTTCGGGTGAGTTCCTACAGCCTCACGGCCAACGCCGTATTCGACATAGATCGCGTATTCCATGTTATTGCGCACACCGCCAATGATTTCGTCACCTTGGATGTTTGCTGGAATAATATTTAATCCGCCACGTAAAGCTCCAGTGTCGACGGGAATCTTCGGCTTAGTCTTCTGTTCTAATACGGCAGAGGCCATATTTACGGCATGAACTAAGGTTTTGAGGTTTTTAGCGCGATTTAACTTAGTTTTAAGTTCAGTTAATCCAGTAATTGTTATGCTTGCCATTTTACCCCCATAATCATCTTGTGTGAGTCGTATGGAAGCACGCTAGTTACTTGATAGATAACACCATTAACCTTGATTAAGTCGTCTAATTTAACCTCTACAGAAGTGCTACAGCTGATACTAATATCAATCTTTTCCACAAGCCCAAGTTCTGCCTGAAGTGTGCCGAGCTGAGTGTAATTAACATTACCCTTAAAGCTCTGCACGATCGAATCGTCGGCGTCTTCTTCTTTAACCAGCCCGCCCTCATCATCTAGTTTGTCTGTTTTGCTCAGGACATAGATGTCCTTATCATAGAAAATCTTCGAGATGAGGTCTTGGGTTGGCTTAGAGAACAACATTAGCTCTCCTGTATGGCTTTAAGATTTCCGAAACCCCTCCAAAAAGTTCGGTATCGGAAGCGGAAGCTAGGTAATTACGAGCAACATTATCGAACGTTACAGTTTGGCCATTGTCACTCAAAGACTTGACCCTCGTATTAGTGTTCGTACCAATCAGCTTATCTTTAACCTCTTCAAATAGTGCTAATACTACTCTCACTGAGATATTTACAAGCCTTTCATCGAACATATCTTGAGGGTCAAGATTCAAATATAGAGATAAGCGGTCAGCCATCTCAGCCGCTAAAAATCCTGCAAGAGCCTCACTTTCCTCATTTTCGAGGATGTGGATGACCTGTACTTTGTCTTTTAGCGCTGAAATGAACTGATTCTTATCTAACATATTATTTTCCTTGAGTTTCTGGCTTAGCTTCAGTTTCAACCTCAGCTACTTCCTCGGCAGGAGTTTCCGCTTCCGGCTTTACTTCTGCTTCTTTCTTGGCTTTCTTTGGCTTAACCTCAGCCTTTAAGTCGGCTTCCGTGATTGGTTCGTAAACCTCTGGGCGAGACTCGAATTGTTCAATCACTACTTCATTTGAAGTGGTTAAGATTGTGCCGTCTGCCATTCTAAACATCTTTTCCATGTTTTTCTCCTAAATTAAAGGGTTGCTACTTTGAAGATAAGGTCTGGGGTAACTGCCTTGGTACCTTCGCTGACGAAGATGGACAATGCCAAAGAGTTAGACAGAGGCACTTTTTCAGCGTTGTACTTATTGACAATAGCGAGCTGACCAACAGAGCCCATGCGTTGGATCATGATATCTGCGGTTTGACGGACGGTATTGATAACACGAACACCGTGGAAGAGTTCGATTGCTTCAGCCTTAGAACCGTCATTGCCTGGAATCTTATCAATAAGATTACGAACCTTACCGTAGCCCTTAGGGTTACAAGTAATTACGAGGTCAGAGCGGTCCATACCGTCAACCCAGTCATTAGAGAGGGTTTCCGCCTTAGAGATGAGCTCTTCAACTTTGTCTTCAATAGCGGTTACGGTTGGAGTGATAGTGACTGCAACGGCAGCTGCTTCAGCGATACGGAAGAATTCTTTATCGAGGAAGGCTGCGATACGGCCAGCATGAGAAGCAGTGCGACGATCTAACAGACCATTGATACCACTGAGAGTAACATCTTTGAGTTCGATTTCTTCGACGATTTCTTTATCAGTGTCGATATTGAGAATAACTTTACCGCTATTTTTGAGAGCAGAACCTTTGCTATTAGTACGAGCAGTACCGTAGTTATTAAGTTCTGCGTCTTTGAAACGGTCAAAAATAACAGAGCCACTTTCTGGGTCGCCAGAATAGTTATTATTTTTAATAAGTGTGGATACACACTTTGCGCGAATAGCGTCAATAATAGCACCACGGATTTCAGCTAATTTATCTTTAGTAGTGCCAGTAGTTAGGATTGAAAGGGCATCTTGTGCCATTGTGATAATTCCTTGTTTTAGATAATCACGACATTGGAATCACTTCCAGAGTGTGATGGAGTCGAAGACTTATCAGTTGGGGTAGCCCCAGAAGCTTTAAGCTTAGCCTGAACGCCTTCCATGAGTTTTTCTTCCCAAAGGGCGGAGAAACTCTCGATATTCGCATTCATTTTTTCCGCATCATTATCGATTAGATAATCCGCGAAATCTGCTGGAATATTCTTCTTGGATAGCGCTAAGAGACAGTCTGATTTGCGTTCTCGCATAGTGATACTATGTTCACGCTCTTCAATCTCTTTCAGCTTTTCTTTCTGAGCTTCTGTTGCTCGCTCTTCTTCTGTGAGTTTAGCCTTACGCTCGTACTCTGAGAGAGCATCGGCAACCGCCTGCTTTGTCTTCTCTTCGGACTTCTTGTTAAGTTCATTTACTCGTTTTTGAATAAGTTCGTTAACTTGGTCCTGAGTGAATTTAGGTTCCTGCTTTTCACCACTATTGACTTCTCCCGCAGTAGAATTAGTCTGGTTATTGTTAGATTCAGCACCGTTTTGGTTCATCATCTTCCTTTCTTTTACGTTCTTAAGGATTAACTTGAGATTAAAAAACGACCAGCATAAGTGGTCGTAGGGCTTCAAAATAAAAAAGACCAACTAAGACTTATACAAGTCGTAGATGATCTAGAGATATTATAGCACGGGTGCTATGTTTTACAAACCTATATTATTCAGCCCAATCTTCAGAAATATCAGTATCTAAGTCGGAGAATTGTTTTAACCATTCTTTATAGCTCATATTTTCAATATACTCACTAATGTTCGTCCTTCGATTCCTAGCAATACGCGTGTCGGCTTCATATTCCTCGCCGAGATATGCCGTAATGGTCGACCTACAATTCGGATGCATTGGTGGCATATTCACGCCGGGAGTAGCGTCTTTAACTCTAAACACTTTTTTATCTAGATACTGGCAAATCTCACTAGTTCTAGTATCAATAGTAGCGATAAATTGGTATCTTTCGATACCCATTTCTTTATAAGAGTCAAGCTCCGCCTGGTTTTCATAGTAGTTCGTTTCAGTGCGGATTAAACGGTCTGCTGAGCTTTTTGACACGTTAAAGCGTTCTCGAATCAAACGAGAAGTTTTAGCATGAGACTGTCCCGTAGCGATAGCTTTTCCTACTATTTCTTTTAATTCGTTACCAAGTTTCTGGCTTCGGCCCCAAATACGCTCACTAAAATTCTTTCCATAATTCTTTTCGCTTAAAACTTTGCGCACACTCTTAGCGTTAAGCTTGGAAAAATTAGCCATCTCTCCGATACCTTTCGAGGTGTCATAAGCAGTACGATAATAGCTATTTTTATAGGTATCAGCTAAGCTCTTTCCTGTAAGTTTATTGATTTTCTTACTAGCTCTATTTATCTCGACTTGCATTTGGAGATTTAAGAATTCCAAACGGTTTATCCTCGCATTATAATTGTCTGGCAGGTCAATATAGAGACCTAACTCACGAATTTGCTCTTTAAGACGTAAAATGTCGCCTTGTGGAACTAATTCACGCAAAGCTTCGACATCAAAGCCCTTATCTTTATAATACCTAACGTAAATATCTTGAACTTGTTTTGTAATTTCTTTAGAAGCTTCTGAATAGACATTATAGATTTGGCGTAAATAAGATAGGCTGTGGTGTTCAGCTTCTAATGACCGTCTGATTGAGCGTTCTTCCCAATAAGCATGATGCTTGTTTTTTGGGACTTTCTGTGATATATTTACTTTAGACAACTCGGAGTCGTTGGCTGCATAGCTGGCGATAGCCGAGTTATCTTTTTTCGTATCTAAAATTCTTTTTTTACCGTTTATTACAGAAAATTCAGTTATACCTTTTTGCCCCATGCGCCTATTAATTTCTGCTACTTGTTCTTCAGTGGTTAAATTAGAACTGCTTGTATCTAAAATAATCCAACCATCCTTACCAGCTTGTTTACTGGCTTTACTTATCTGTTTTTCAATAGATCGAGCCGAACTTACTCGTTTAATTTCAGATAATTGGCCATCAATAAATAAATCAGGCGAGCTAATTTCCTCAGGGTATATTACTTCTGGTATCCTATAGACCTCTCTGAATTTCCTTCCTGCGAACGCTACTGTCACTGTATTTTTTTCACTAGGAGATAGCTCTTTTTGAATGAATACCCAATTTTCGTTATAATCCTCTCCAAAAACACTCCTATATAAGCTCTTTGGCAAAGGTGGGATCTCATCAACATCCCAATATCTAGCTGCTGGTTTTTTCGACATAACTAAATCTCTGGCTTAGATCTATCTTTTTCATTAGCGTCTGGGATGTCTTCATCGTCAAATTCAGGCTTAGATTCCTCTTTGGCAAGCTCCACGGTTTCCTTAGCGTCGTTTACGAATGATAATTGAGCCACAAGGGTTTCTTTGTCGACCAAACCAACAAGGTTATTAATCATTTGAGATTGCTCATAGTCATTTTGTGGTAATGAGCGCTTAAACACGACATCGACATCAGCAGGGCTAATCAAGCTCATATTATTATTAAGATTGAAGAATCTGTTATAAATCCTAAACCTATCAATCAAAGCATTCTCAAAGTAACGCTCTTTATCTTTAATATGTTGCTCAAATGCGAGAAGCTTATAGAGCAGTGCAACACCAGAAGAATTACCAGCAAAATTTTGGTCACTCATATCTGGAGTCATTGAGATTTTATGGATGTCAGAGAGAAGAGAAGACCTTAAAACATCAGCATCCGCCTCATTGATATTCTTAACGATGTACTCGACTTTAGCGTCAGCAGGAATGCCGGCAAGCGTTCTGGACTCTTTAAGCGCGATTTGTTGCTCTTTTGTAAGGTTCATGCCATAAAATGCAAGAATGGCGTCCACTAAACGCTCACGATCGATTACACGGTCTGATTGCAAGATATTATAAGCGTCGAGTAGGGAAATAACAGGCTCAAAATCACCCATGCGGTCTGAGCTATTCATATATTCGATTACTGGCACTTCACCATAGCCATGCATGAAATCTTCAATCTCTGGAGCTTGGAATAAATGACCGTCTTTAAGGCGTCGCTCCATGCAGAGTTCTGAGGTTAAGATAGTAACGTCAAACTCATTCTCAAGTTGTTTACCTTTATCGTCAAATACTGGTTCATAAATCACAGCAAAAAGCTTATTGTGTTGGACGCTGTTATCATAAGCTAGGATGATGTTGCTTGGATTGATACGAGTAGACCATGGCTCAGCTAGTTCATTTGTATAAACACGCTCAAAAGCATGACCATAGACTGAAACATCCGTTGCAAGTTCCACATCAAGATTAGAGATAGTCTGCCTCTTGTAGTTATCAATAATTAAGTCAATATTAAGCCCCTCAGAGGCTAAATATTGTACAGGATTACCTAAAAGATAGCCCACGTTAGTCTTTGTGATGTATCTGGCGTTGTTAGCCACAACTTTAATCTCATGTGGTGCAGGTCTTGATGTTACGTTTACCGAAGAAAAATAGTCTTTCAGGGTATTGTAATATCTAACCTGGTCTTTACGTGTTAATGAGGTTAATAAATTATTAATGATTTCATCAGTTGGTTGTGTTCCTCTCGCGAGAATACATTGTTTAATTGTAGGCATTTTATTCTCCTTTACCTTTCAAAAACCGAACTTCGGTTGTATCTAGAGCCATAAAGCTCTGAATCGCTCAAAATCTGAACTTCCATACCACTAGTAGTCTGCTCATAGATTGAAGCTAAAACATCCACGGCATCATCATGAGCATTCTTACCTTTACGCTGGTAGCTCATCACCTGCTTATAAAATTCAGGGAATCGAGTTTTCCAATTTGGCGGCATATAGACGTGATTTTGAACCCATGCGGAGCTTGCTAGAATGCGAGACTCCTTATTATGTGTCTGAGGCACAGTATTAATTATCGTGCGGTTAGAGCCATACTTATCGAGCAATAGCCTCTCCACGTTCCTAGCGAACCCTCTACCGCCGTTATTAGACTCGATCGAGCATTCCTGAACTGCGCCAGTATGTAATAACTCAGCAACCTTTGGCTCTGTAATTTCCATGGATTCATCTGAGAAATAAAGGTCTAAAATATAAGCTTCTTTCTCATAAATTACATAGTTAATTGAACATAAGAAGTCTGTGCCAGTATCTGCAGTATCCGTATAGTTAAGGATTTTACCTTCTGGAGCTTTTCCCCATTCCTTGAACTCTTGATAGAGTCGACCTTTCACATCAATTGGCGTCTGATTGTAGTTAGCTTCGAAGATATCGACATTCATCTCACGCTTGATGAGATTCATATCTTTTTCGTTTAAGATGTCTTCACAGAGCATTCTCCCGTCCTCATCTTGGACTTGGTATTTAATAATCTCACACTCATCCGGGAACGCGTCCATAATGCGTCCAGCTAAGTCTCTCGAAGACCAACGAGTCATAATGATAATGCACTTCTTCTGGCCCTCAAGCCTCGAGAGCATAGTGTTCACGAACCATTGATAAGTATTATCTAGTGCCGTCTCGTTGTAAGCTTCCTCAGCTGACTTTATAAGGTCGTCGCAGATTAAGTAATCACAGCCAAAACCTGTCGCGGTGGCATTTGGAGAAGTCGCTAAATACGATGTTTGAGCTTGACCCTCAATAGTCCACATCTTAGCACTCGCGTCGCCATACTTTACCTTAGTTTTAGGGAACATGTCGGAAAAAACGACACGTTCACCTACTTTTTCGGTCTGAATCGTGTTTCTCACGTTTTTTGAGAATGTCATTGCAAGAGTTTCGTTATAAGAGGCCGTCATGACTCTATTTGAAGGGTTTAGGCCAAATAACCACTCTGTAAGACATTGAGCAGTGAGTGATTTGCCGTGGCGTGGTGGAGCATTAATGATGAGAAAACGCTTATCTTCATTTCTAATAAAGTTTTCCACAGCCTCACAGAATTCTTTGAGATATTTCCGCTCATCTTTATAAAAACTCGGGTACATCATTTTACAAAAATCGTAAAGATGACGTCTTGCTAGCTCCAGTTTCGCACCAAGCTTAATCATCTCATCTCTTGTCATCTCGCAAGCTTCCTTAATTCCTCTTCGGATAAGCTCTCAAATGGATTGAAGACCTCTTTTTCCGAAACATCTTTAGTCTCGGTTGGGTCATAATTACCATTGAGCTTAATAAGCTTATCGGCAGCCTCTACGCACTTCGGGTGGTCCGGGTCACTAGCAATAGCAATTAAGTTATTAATTACACCTTGCACGAGATTCGGGTCATTTGAGGCACGAATCTTCACCTGGTGGCGAAAAGACATGTCTTCTGTCGGGCGGCCGCCATTATTACCAACGGAAAGCTTATTACCTTTAGAGAAAGTCCCGTCCGAGTTCCGTCCGACTTTTACGGCTTTAGCTTTCTTTTCTTTTGCTACTTTCTTTGTTGCAACTTTTTTGACAGTCTTTTGAACTGGTTTCTCTGCAACAGAAACCTTAGTGGATGTTTCTTTTTTGGAAACAACCACTTTTTTTATCGAATCGTTCTCCTGTCTTTTTATAGGCATTTATTAATTCCTAACTCTCTTCGGTAGCTTCTTCTTTAACTTTCTTGCCACGCTTTTTATCGGCCTCTTCGGCTTCTTCGGTCTCTACTGGAGCGTGTCCTTCTTCTGAAGCTACAACAGGATTTTCAGAGTTTTCCACAGGTTTCTCTTCAACATGAGTCTCTTCACTGGTTCCGACATGATTGTCGGTAGCATCTGCACTATGTTCTTCTACTGGTGAATATTCAATAACTTCTTCTGGGTGCTCTGGCTCATCGTGCTTTTCTGGTTCTTCGGTAGCCTCATCGTGCTTTTCTTCGGAGACTTCAGGATGTTCTGGTTCAGGAACCTCTTCATGAGTTTCAGGGGTCTCTTCAGTTGTATTTGAGTTTTCCACAGGCTCTTCTTTAGTTTCTGCTCCCTTAAGAACGAACACGATCTGGTCACCAAAAATCACCTTGTGGCATTTACCGTTTACGAATTCATCAGTGATGTCAAAATCGATACCATAAAAATCAACGATTACGCGACCGTTATTATTTTTTTCTACTAAAATCTCGTATTCCATACGAATCTCCTTATTTTTTAATACGTGGGGAATTATTAATCTTTTCAATCATTTGGTGCATGGTCTTGTTATGGAGTAACTGACCGCGCTTTCCAAATAACAGCACCTTTGGCCTCTTAATTAAGCCATGAGAATCCTCACCAGAAACTCCGGCTTCAAATAAGATTCGACTGGCTGGCACATAAATAACAAATAATCGCCCGCGTCTTTCTATCGCACGTAGCTCTCTACAGTTATCGGCAAAAAATAATGAGTTTATCACTTGTCCAGTTAGTCGTAACAGCTCAGAATAGCTAAATTCTGTTCTTGTGTACTTATTTTTAATGTCATAAGTCTTATCGGCTAATAATTTCGTCGTAATTATCGCCTCTACTTCACTGGTTCCTCGATCTAAAATCATCCTTTTTTCTCCAATAAAAAGACCCACAAGCAAAGACTTGTGAGTCGTAGATTTATAGCTTAATTATAGCATACTTAGAGAAGATACATCATTACTTGTGGAAAACTATTATTTTATGAAAATCTTTATGAAAAAGTGTTGACATTTGGCAACACCTAGCCTATAATAAAGACAGTTAAGCAATACTTAACTAGCTACTAGATTAAACAAAGGAAAAATAAAATGTACAAACTAGAAAACAATAACCTAAGCGCAACTTACAACCCTGTAACTAAAGAGCTTTTAGGAAGTGACAAAACAGACAACTATAATCTACCAGTCTTCTATAATGCCACCAAACGCTCAGTAAAGAAAGCTTGGGAAAATTTGCAAAAAAGCTTCAATAAAGACACTACATATCGCCAGGCTATTAATATTCTAACGACTAACGGTGTAGTAATTAAAAGCTACTGCATGATGGATTAAAACCAACCAAAATCAAAATAATAGTAAAGTTAAAACCTAGCCCGAGGGTTAAATCGGGCAGAAATGATATGAAAACAGAGCACATCCACATTAAAATCTCAGAAAATGATAAAAAACAAATCGAGGCCCGCGCTAAAGAACTACAGCTCACTGTTGCGGAGTATTTAAGAAGACTCGCAATTGTAGATATTGAAAAATCCAAATAGGCATATTACAATTATCTTATCTAGTCTAGTAGCTAGTACTTCATAGGAGAAACGGCCGACCTTAAATAGTCTTTGCCGTTTTTTCTTGCAAAATAATTTATTTGATATATAATAAAAGAGTAAAACAATACTTTTGTGAAAACCCCTCTGGAGCTTCGGCTTTCGAGGGTTTTTCTTTCCCCAAAATAAAATGATTTATTTAGGGAATTAAAATGTCAGAAAAAAGAATTGTAACTTTAAGAAACCGCTTAGGTAAAGCTTCAGATTTAATCAAAAATGATGAATACCTTCCTATGTTTAGGAATCGTCAAATTCACTTTAAGAAAGAATTTGAAGAATCGGTTAAATTAGTTAAAAAGAAGAATAATCCGGAGCATTATTTTGCCTCTATCTGGTCCTGTAAGGCTCTTAAAAAGACGCTTGAGATGATTCGTAAAATGATTTATCGCGCGATCGAGAAAGCTCGTGAATATCAGGCCAATATCGAGAGAGTTAAGGCTGAAGAAGATGTGGAAGCCAATTTTAATCCAGAAGGCCGTGCGAAACTACTTACAATGCTTAAAGATCGTGGCAAAAATTATAGTAATATTTTTGGCCTTTAACTAAGAAACAGTTCTAACTTTGTTGGGGGATGGCTTTTTTATTTCCATATTTTACGAAAAATCCGCAAAAACACGTATTATATTGTGATTTTTCGGGTATTTAATAAAAAATTATTGAATCCTTCGTAATTAGAAAAGTTTTCCTTAAGATTTCTGACTATTTCTTTATAAATTTTTAACAGAGATTAACAGATTAATTTCAAAAATTAGTCTATATA